ATACGTATTTGGCGTATCAGACCCTAGAGGTATTTTTGCATCACCAGGTGCTTAATCAATAATTTTGTGGCGGGACACAGTTCCGCCACAATCATTAAATAGAAAGGAAAAATGCACCCTAAAAACTTCAGAATCCAGATATTTGCTTATCAACTACATGCTGATTTTATAGTAAGTAGTATTGATAGCCCATTAGATATCGAAAACGCAATTGTTGACAAATTGGGAAAAGGTGATATAAAATGGGAGTCTCTTGGAGAAATGCATGATCCAAGAGTCAAAAGAATAACCTATGAGGAGGTTATAGATGGACAAGCATCTAGCAGATCTTTACACCAAGAAGAAGGGTCTGGATCTAGAATGGGAACAGGATCATCTTAAAGAGGGTAGATATACTCTCAATATGGTTAAAATTGACAGAAAAGTCAGAGAAGTAATTAGCCATATAAAACTTGCAGAAGCTAAAAAAGCACATCTGCAAAACAAGGTGGAAGACGCTGCCCCACAAGTTTCTGTAGCTACTTAATAAAAAGCTACATCGTTGAATAAATTCAATTCACATTACAGGCTCTCTTGCGCTCTACTCAAATCTAGTATATAAAATAACCACTATACAATTAATCAGAACGTAGACGAGTATAGTCGACGGCCTAGAGACTGCGTTCGTAAATACTAGGAGGATAATTATGGCAAATACTACATTTCAAGGACCGGTACGATCGGAAAACGGTTTTAAAACAATCGTTAAAAGTGCGTCTACTGGTGCTCTAACAAACGAAATGACTTTTTCTCAGTACACTGCAACAGTAACTGTTGCTAATGGTGCTACTACAGGAAAAGAATCAGCAATCGGAATGCCTGACAATTTCATTCCAATGGGTGTTACAATAGCTGTAACAACTGCATCAACAAACGCTGTTAACTTAGTTGACATCGGAACAGATGCAGACACAGATGGTTTCGTAGATGGAATCACAGCTGCTACAAACTCAACTGGTTTCAAAGGATTCTTTCCTTGCAACGGAGTTTTAGGAATGTCTGGCGGAGCTACAACTGCATCAACTGCAACAGCAGATGAAGTAGAAGTAGTTTTAAGTGGTGATCCAGGAGCTGCAGGTGCAACAATAGTTATGAAATTTATTGGTGTATCAAGTTCAGCTGACGCTAGTTAATAAATAATTTGTGGGGCTTCGGCCCCACATAAATTTAGGAGAATATAAAACATGAAATCAGATGTAAAAGCGGTAAGAGTTACAGGAACTGGTGCAGTTTTCGCTGGAAGAACTAGATTAAGAGGAATGATTCTAGCTTCTGATGGTGGTGGTGCTGGAACTATAATCTTACAAGACAATACTTCTAGTGCAACTTTATTCCAAGGAGATTGTCCAACAGGAGATGTCTTTGCATTTAATATTCCAGAAGATGGAATTTTATTTGAAGGCGGAATGAAAGTTTCAACTATTACTAATATTGCAGGTGCAACATTTTTAATAGACAAGTAGGAGGCTAAATGGCTAACACTACTTCGGGTACAGCAACTTTTGAAAAAGGATTTTCAATCTCTGATATTGTCGAAGAGGCGTATGAGAGATTAGGAATACAGGGTGTATCTGGTTATCAGTTAAAGTCTGCAAGAAGATCTTTAAATATTTTATTTCAAGAATGGGCCAATAGAGGTTTACATTATTGGGAAGTTGCAAATAATAGTATTACACTTGTTGCAGATCAAGCAACGTACACAATGTTTAGATCGACAGCAGATGGTACTTCTGATGCAACAGCTGTTTATGGTGTTGATGATGTGTTAGAAGCATCTTACAGAAACTCTAATGTAGACACACCACTTACAAAAATAAATAGATCTCAGTATCAAGCTTTATCAAATAAAACATCTACTGGAACACCATCACAATACTTTGTTCAAAGATTCATAGATAAAATTACAATAACTTTATATCTAACACCTGGATCTAATGAAGCAGGTAAGTTTATAAATTATTATTACGTAAAAAGAATTCAAGATGCAGGAGATTATACTAACGATGCAGATGTACCATACAGATTTGTACCATGTATGACTGCAGGTTTAGCTTATTATCTTGCAATTAAAAATGCACCAGACAGAGTTCAAATGCTAAAGATGTTATATGAAGATGAATTACAAAGAGCACTACAAGAAGATGGTTCATCATCTAGTACTTATATCAGCCCTAAAGTTTATTATCCGGAGTCTTAATGTCGAATCTTTCTTCAGGTAAATATGCAAAATTTATTTCAGATAGATCAGGACAAGAGTTTCCATATTCTGAAATGGTGATTGAATGGAATGGTGCAAGAGTACATATATCTGAGTTTGAAAGAAAGCATCCACAACTAGAACCAAAACCACATGGCGCAGATCCACAAGGTTTATTGAATGCAAGACCCGCAAGAACGGAACCTGCTGTTGCAAGAGTTCTAACTTTAAATCCATTAAAAGTTACAAGCGGATCTACAACTGTAACTGTATTTGAAGAGAATCACGGTAGATCTACATCGGATGTAGTTAGATTTAGAAATGGTGAGGGTAATTTTGGTATAACAACTGCGGATATAAATAAATCTGCGGGATTTACAATTACTAAAGTTGATGCTAATAATTATACATTTACAGCTGCAAGCGCTGCAACTGAAAATACTAATATCGGAGGAGGAGATATATCGGCAGGTCCGGTAACACTACAGGCTTAAGATGGCATATACACTTACAAACTTACAAGACGATATTAGAAACTATACTGAGGTAGATGACGGAGTTTTATCTACAGGGGTTTTAAATACCATAATCAAAAATGCAGAAAACAGAATATATAGAGAAGTAGATACAGATGATAATAGATTTTATGCTACATCTAATTTAGTTTCTGGGAATAGATATGTAACTATTCCATCTGATTTAAGATTTATTAGATATGTTCAATTGAAAGACAGTTCTGGAAACCAGGTATTTTTAGATAAAAGAGATACTAGTTTTATGGCAGAATACTACAACACTCCTGGAACAGCATCAGGGCTTCCTAAATATTACGGCAATTGGGATGCTAACTTTTGGGTAGTAGCACCTACACCAAACGCTACATTTGAAATTACGTTAGCTTATACAAAACAGCCTATAAGTATTACCAATACAACTCAGCCTACGGCCGCTCCAGCAGCTACTGCTGGAACTTATGTATCTAATAAATATCAAGATTTACTTTTGTATGCATGTTTGATAGAAGCATATGGGTACTTGAAAGGACCCGTAGATATGTTACAATACTACGAACAGTCATATCAAAGGGCTGCAAAATCTTATTCTATTGAACAAGAAGGTAGAAGACGTAGAGATGAATGGCAAGATGGCGCTATTCGTTCACAAATAAAATCGCCATCACCGTAAATAAGGAGATAATATATGGCAAATGTAGTACCGTTTTCTTTTAAAGGTGAATTGATGTCAGGAACGCATAATTTTGCGAATGGCGGAGACTCTTTTAAAATAGCATTGTACACATCTAATCCTTACGACACATCTAGCACAGTTGCACTAACTACTAACGAAGTTTCTTCTGCAGGTAGTTCAAACTATGTTAGAAAAACTTTAGGCAGTCAGGCTGTTGTAGCCACAACTGCGACTACGTCTGTAGACTTTGCAGATGTAACGTGGTCAAGCGCTACTTTCTCTGCAGCTTTTGCAGCGATATATAATGATGACAAGTCTGATAAGTTGTGTGTAGTTTTAGATTTTGGTGGAACGAAGACAGCAACGAATGGTGACTTCACTATTTCGTTTCCTGATCCTTCTACTGCTAGTAATGCAATTATTAGTTTAACATCATAGGATTTTAAATGGCGTTTAAATTAAACGATAGGGTAAAAGAATCCAGTACAACTACTGGAACAGGTACGCTTACACTAGGTGGAGCAGTTTCAGGTTTTGAAACTTTTGCTGCTGGTATCGGTGGAGACAATACTACTTATTACTGTATCTTTGAAACAGGAACAAATAACTTTGAAGTTGGTTTTGGAACTTTAAATTCAGGTGCAACTACTTTAGCTAGAACTAATGTTATCTCCAGTTCTAACAGTGATGCTCTTGTAAACTTTGCAGGTAATACAGAAGTATTCTGTACGGTGCCTGGTGCAAAGATTAGTTTACCTAAACCAGAAGAGTATGGTTCTTCATCAGCGCCAAAAATAATTACAGTTAAAGTTGCTTCTAAAACATCAGCACACCCGTATTCAGGGGTTGGCTCATCAAACGCTTATTATTTAGATGGATTAGAATCACCTGCAATTACATTTTCAGGTGCAGACTCATCATACAAATATTATTATAGATTTGATCAAGCTGATTCTACAAACTCGGGTCACCCGTTAAGATTTTATTTAGATGCAGGTAAGTCTACGGCTTATACAACAGGTGTAACAACTAACGGTACAGCTGGATCTGCAGGTGCATATACACAAATTGCTGTAGATGCAAACACACCAAATATTTTATATTATCAATGTTCATCACATGCGAACATGGGTAATTTTGCAAACGTAATATCTAACTATGTAAATGGTGATTTAACTGTTGGATCTAAATTAAAAATGCCAACAAATACGGCAAACAAAATATTAGTTGCAGATGGCACATCTTTTGAAGAAGTTGATATGTCAGGAGACGCAACAATCGCATCTGGCGGAGCATTAACACTAGCTAATTCTGGAGTATCAGCAGCTAGTTATACAAATTCATCAATTACGGTAGATGCAAAAGGAAGGGTAACGGCAGCTTCAAGTGGAGCAGCAGGAGTATCAGCAGGATTTGTTACGGCTATGGCCATTGCGTTGTAGTCAGAAATAGTTTATAAGGAGCAATATGGCACAAGATTTTGAACGATATATACAGAGAAACGTAGGAACATCAGCAGCAACAGTACATACAAGTAACTCTGATGATGCTATAATATCTATACGTTGTGCAAACACAACAACATCAACAATTCAAGTAGACGTATTCATCAATGATGGATCAAATGATTATTATTTAATTAAAAATGCACCAATAGTTCCAGGTGGATCTTTAGAACTAATCGATGGCGGAAGTAAAATTGTAATGCAAAACAACGACATTCTGAAAGCGAAGTCTGACACCGCGTCGAGTTTAGATGTATGGGCTTCTTTCGTTGATGCAATAAGCACGTAGGAGTAACCATGGCGTATTTAGGAAACGTTCCAGCAAGAAGTTTTATAAGTTTTGAGAGACAGGTATTTACAATCGTAAACTCTCAAACTGCCTACACTCTATCACATTCTGTAACTAACGAAAATGATATCAGACTTGTAATAAATAACATTGTCCAAGAGCCAGGATCAGGCAAAGCATACACTGCATCGGGCACAACTTTGACACTATCCGCAGCGTTAGTTAATGGTACGGACGAAATGTACTGTGTATTTTTAGGAAGAGCTGTAGGAACTGTTAACGCTCCTGCAGGATCTGTTAGCACTTCACAACTTGCAAGTGATGCAGTTACAGAAGCAAAGATTGCTGATGGTGCTGTTGAAAGTGAACATTTAAATGATAATGTTATTTCTGGTCAAACAGAACTTGCTAGTGAACCAGCTGATACAGATGAGTTTTTGGTTTCAGATGCTGGAACATTAAAAAGAATTGATTACTCATTGATTAAAGGTGGTGGAATTACAGAAGCCGATCAATGGAGAATAACTGCAGATCATACTCCAGGTTCATCAGCAGCAATTATAAGCTCTAATTGGGAAAGAACTGATACTGATGGATTTAATAAAATTGGAACAGGAATGACAGAAAGCTCTGGTATATTTACTTTTCCATCAACAGGATTTTATTTAGTAGAACTGAATTTTTGGTTTTCACAATTAGATTCTGATTATGTTGTTGGTTATATTTATACTACCACAAACAATTCATCTTATGGTGAAGCTGCTACAGCAGTAGGTGCTTCTACTAATACAAATCAAAATAATAGTGGTTCAACAAAATTTTTATTTGATGTTACAGATACTTCTACTCATAAAGTTGCTTTTTATGCTTTAAAACCAGCTACTTACGGTTTAATAAAAGGAAATACAGCTACAAATCAATCATCAGTAACTTTTATTAGGTTAGGAGATACATAAAATGGATAGGGATTATTTACAAGAAGCATTACATAGATTTAATACAGATAAACCTAATTGGTATGGTTGGAAAAAAACAGATAATGATGGAAATAAAATTCCTAACAATGAAAGAATGACTTATGCAAATATTAAAATTATTGAAAATGGTGCTACTATACCAACTGAAGCAGAAGTAAATACTATGATACAAAATATTAAAGATGAAGATCAAGCTAAAATAGATAAAAAAGCATCTGGCAAACAAAAACTTTTAGACTTAGGTTTAACTGAAGAAGAAGTGAAGGCATTAATAGGAGTAT